GAGAGCTAAGATTTGTAGGACGGGCGTCCACAAATTTAATTTGTTTAATTACGTTATTCGCTGAGGACATAATAGATAATGTAACATCTTTATGACTATCAGTAATAGTATCTACTTGGTTATATAACCAATTATAGATCTCTTGGTAGTTTGCTAAGTCCTCATCTACAAGGAACGTGCAATCGAATGGGCCATATACTATTTTATCAGCACTAAGCATTATGTTTCTAGAGCGCGTTTGATACGGTGCTCCGTCAACAGAAACCTCTGGCAGAACCATAGTTTGGACGGTAAACTCAGCGTTAGGGTTTTCTAACCTATCTAACGAGAGAACGAATGATGTCGGGTTTAGGAAGTTTGTAGTCATACATTTATTTATATCAAAAAAATCCCCCAATTAAGGGGGATTATTATATTACTTAACTTACGTCAGGCTTAAAGGCCAGTAACGTTGAAGCGTCTGTAGTATACGTTTGAAGCTGCAGAAGCAGAAGCAAACGGGTTAGTAGCCATACCGTAACGAGTCTTGAATCCGATACGAGGTTGGAAGTCATCTTCACCAATCGTCTTCATCATAGATAAAGGCACGTAAGGGCAATAGAAGATACCAGCATCATAAGCGTTAGAACCCTTATAACCGATAGTAACAGTTCCAGAAGCGCCAAACGGATCAACATAAAGCTTGATACCATTCAAAGTTCCTAGGAACAAGTTACCGTTAACGTCTTCCATTCCAACGTTAGCAGTGTTACCGTACTGTACAGAACCAGTAGCGTTAAGAGCAGCAGCAACACCAGGTCCGATGATAGCAAAGTTACCCTTACCACGACGAGTGTCGATAGCAATTTGGTTAGCTTCTTTTTCGATATGAGTAATCAAAGCTTTATAAACTTCAACTTCCCAACGACCGTCAGAAACAGAAACAGTAGCAGAGGCAGTTGCGCCAACAGTAGCGTTAAAGTGCATACCAACTTTAGCAGCAACGTTCATTGTCTGGATCATTTCACGGTTAATTTCGTGTAAGATCTCAGTAGACAAGATGTTAGCAAGCTCAGTTTCAGCAGATAGACCGTGTACAGCTTTAAGGTCTTGTGCTAATTCTTGAGTGTAGTTAGCTTTTAGTTGACGAGACTTAGCTTCAACCGAAGTTTTAGCAATCTCGAAGCCCATAGTACCAGTGATATCGCCTTCAGCAGTAGCTGTAGTCATACCCTTACCAGAACCAGCAGAACCAGAACCAGAGAACGAAGTATCAGCTTCGTTGAACAATGCTTCAGTAGGAGCAACGTCATCCGCAGTTCCGCGAGTGTTATCAGTACCAGCAGTACCGTCAGCGTAGTTAGACTTCATAGCGAAGATCAGACCAGTAGGTCCTTTCATAGGCTGTACACCAGCAACATCAAACGCAAGTAGGTTTGGTGTAGCACGACGTACTAGTGAAATCAATACTGGATCGAAGTTATCGATGTTACCAGTAGCAGATGAACCGCCTGCGCGAGATGAACCAGCAGCGATCTCGTTTAGAGCTTGCTCTTGGTTTTCCAAAAGTACTGCGGTAACAGCACGTCTGTGGCTATCAGAAATAACTGATGCGTCTTCAGAATTCAGGACAGGTGCCCATTTTTCTTGTAGTTGTGTAGCTTGTAATTCCATTAGATTCTCCAGTTAGAATTATTTAGTTTGTTTGATAGCAGCAAGGTACGATGCCATAGCATCAGTAACAACAACGGCTTCAGTTACAGATTTTTGTTCGGTGATTGCGTCAACTTCTGTGTCGCTAGTCACTTCGTCTTTATTAAGGTAAGACTCTTTGATAGTCGCAACTTTAGTAGCGTAATCAGCATTAGTGTCGGCTTCAAGACCTTCACATAACTTAGCTAATTTACCAACTTCAGTAGCGGCAAGACCTTCGCAAGCTTCATCTAAAATAGTCTTTCTCTCAAAAGTTTTCACTTTCTCGGTCAATTCTTTAGCAGATTCAGTTAGGTTATTCAATTGATCCTTAGCATCAACAAGTTCTTCTGATAGGGCGTCAATAACGTCAACCTTATCTTCAGGAACCGAGATGTAATGCTCAGAGAACACACCATGCATAGCGTCAATGAATGATTCAGTGATTTCAGACTTCAAAGAATGCTCGATGGCAACTTCGTTATCTTTCATCCAGCTCTCAACAACATAGTTAAGATAACCGTCTACTTTATCAACCAAATCTTCTTTGATTGCTTCAACTTCTTCAACAAGGTCAGAAGCGTATTGCTCTTCCAACTGTGCGATTTTAGCTGTAGTCTTTTCTTGCAAAGCAGCTTCAAAAATGATTCCAGCTTTAGTTTTGAAACCTTCAGATAAAGACTCTTCGTCCTTAACTAATGCTTCAAGGTCTTCTTTGAAATTCTCTTCTTTCTTAGCAGACTTAGCTTCTTTCTTTTCGTTCTCTACTTCACCTTCTTCATCATCGCCTTCTTCATCATCTTCTTCATCGTCTTCAGTCTTAGCTTTCGCCTTAACCGCTTCCGCTGCTTCGAAGATAGAGTCCAGTTCTTCTTTAGACATTTCTGTCAAAGAAGCGTTAATTGCTGATAATGTACGAGCCTTTGTTAGGGGAGCTTCAGCTGTAATAGTTTCTTCAACTACCACTTCTACAGTTTCCTCAACAATAACCTCTGCAGCAACATCTTCTTGTATAATATCTTTAGACATTTTATACTCCTTCAGAGTTATAGTTTAGAGAGGAAATGTTCAAACCCAGCAACTTCAGAATTAGTGTTATCCACCTTTTCCACAATTACCTTCGGTTCCATCATTTCAGTCTCACCTGATTCACTTACCTCGATGAACTGGCCGCTACTACCTTGAGTCCAATCAACACCTTCCATAATACCATTTACAAAGGCATTATGAGCAGATGGATCTTGAACGATATCAACTGTATTAAGCATGAAATCATCCTTAACATAGCTGGCGCCATTTCGTGTTTCGAGGCTACCCATTCCACGACTAGAGACACCTAATTGAACACCACCTTCGACCAAACCTTTTACGATCTGACCCATTGGAGTATCTAATATTAATGCCTTTCCTACTACATCATTACCTTCCCATTTAAGTTCGGTAATTCTGTGAGAAACTTTATCCAAATTAATGGAAGGGCCATCAGGGTGATTCAACTCACCAACTGCACGACCCGTAATAACTTGTTCTTGATTGTACTTACTTACTGCACGCTCTAGGATATCTCTGGAGTATATACGTCCATTCCTATTCTTAGCTTCAGCAGTCATGAAGATACCTTCAATAAATACGTTCTTCTTACCAGTATCAGCGTCTTCTTGGATTGTGTAACCCAAGTTATTATTTGTATATTCTGCGATTAACTTCATGTACTTATACGCCCATTACTTTGATGAATTCAGAAAGATTCTTTTCAGCGTCTTTCTGACTTTTAAATTTATCTAATTCAACACCGTCAACGTATAAAGTGAAGGAAGAACCTTTCGATGTTATAACAGCGTCGACGTTCTTTTTCTTTCCTAGTTTAGAGAACTCTTTAACAAGGTTCTCTCCTGAAGGAAGTTTCATCTTCTTTTCTGTCAATATAGCGAACGATTCTTTAAAACCAATCATCTTTACTCTTCCGTATCTGCAGCAACTTCTGCTTCAGTGTTACCGTACATCGCTGCAGCGGTTTCTTGTCTCTTAACATCTAATGCTGTATTGATTTTATCAGCCATTAGACTATTAAACGAATTATTAGATGACTGAGCGTCACCTGCCTTTACGTTGTTAATTAGGTCTTCAATACTCATGTATTTACTCCGTATAATATATTTATAAAAAAAGTTTATTCCGAATCTTTATCATCGAATTCGTCATCAACCGATGGTTCAGCAGCTATCTGCTTCTCCATCTCTGCGATCATTTCATCGTCTTGTCTTAGTATGTTTTTCTTAACCCATTCTTTAGAGTAGTAAGTTCCAACATATTCATCCATCATACCTAACACTTCAATTCTCTCTTTAAGAACCTCAGTTTCTTTTAGCTCGGCATAGTGGTTATCTTTAGTGAACTTAACCTTGATCTGTGACTTAATCTCTTTCCAGTCTGAAGGTACAATAACCTTCTTCAGGATCAATTGTCTCTCTAACGCTTGGAAGAATAATCCGTTGAACTTGTTTCTAATACGGTCGATAAACTTCTGGAACTTCAACTCATCACGAGTTATCTCGGAAGAACGTCCTACGTTAAAGGTAGAATCTTGCTCTAGACGTGACATAGGTACGTTCAAAGAGTGGTATAGTTTCTTCTGGAAGTATAGGATATCCTCAACTTCACCCAAGTTTTGTCCACCTGGAAGCGTTGTTATCTCAGTACCACGGCCACCTTCTCTACGTGGTAACCAGAAGTCTTCCATAATGCTCTTATGATCACGCTCGTCTTTAATAGCACCAGTGGTTGGATCATATACAATCTTATTA